CTCATTTACTGATTCGCCAATCTTTTTCATTTGGTCGTGTGATTTTTCCAACTCCATACCTGGTTCAAAATTCTTTCCTTTGTTCATCACGACAAACACAACACTTCTTGGACCAACGGATTTAACTTTACCTTGAGCGCCGTGGTGTGGACAAGTAGGATTAACATCTTTAACGATATCACCTACACCATAAGTGTATTCAGATAACTCTTGTTTAATCATTTCTTTGAGTTTACCCAATATCTCTTTCTTCATTGGTAGTCCTTTGTGTTTAGTTGATGCGAATTTCTTCACACTTGACTTCTTCATATCTTTTGCCGCATCTCTTGCGTCTTTGGAAAACTTAGAAGCCGGTTGTTCTCCTTTTTGGATTGACCTTACAATCCCCATAAATTTTTGTTGCTTTTTACTAAGTGCTGGCATTAAAATTCCGTTGTTTTAATTTTTCCTTTATCCACATCTGAGTAAAATGTATCAACTCTTTTTCTGAATACTTTAAAATCATTTATAATTCTTTTTGCTTGTGATTTATCTTTACTTTCAAAGTTTATTCTACTTAAATCATTGATACCATACTCCATTTCATCTAATGCTCCAGCTATTGATTGAATAGCATCATAGACTTCGTGTTTTTCTGGTGCTTCATTTATTTGTTTTTTTAATACTTCTTTTAACTTAATCATTACTCACCTCGTATAATATGGTTGATTATATCTTCTGCTTTACAATAATCACCACAAGTTCTACCTTGTTGGTTATCTACTGATTCGTTCATTTTCTGTGGATATAAGAATGCTCCGTGTGTTGATGGGTTGGAAACAAAATCAAAAGCGATTAACTCAAAGTCATCTCCTACTTTTGAAACGGTTTCTCCGTTAGATTCTCTAACCATTTCGACACTACCTAATCCTCGTGAACTAATTCCTAACTTGATACCATTTTTAAATAATTCTTTTAATATATTACCACTTGGTGTTGTAAGTATTTCTACCGTACCGACTAAATTGTCGCCTTCAAAATGAATTTCCTTGACATTGTGAGAAACATTTTGTAAATTAACAACTGAACTATCTGGGTGGTCTAATTCACCGAGTGCTCTATTTTGTTTTACAAAATTCTTATCATATTTTTTAGATTCACGAACCAATATATCTCTTGGATATACTCTTCCGTTTTGGTTTTTTGCTTCTGCTCTTTGTAATACACCTTTAACAACTAACTTTCCGTTGTTTTCTTTCATCGCCTCATTTATTTGAGTCGGTGTAATATTAAATGGTATATAATCTACGATAACTTGTTTCATTATTTTAAATTTCCTACTTTGTTTGCCATTTTGACTAATCTTTCTGAAATCTTAGTTAGGGCTTTATGTGTATTTTTCCAATAGTCTTCTGACTTCATTTTTAATTCTGTTTTTAATTTTAGATTCATTTTCACGGTTTTGTCTAATTCGTTTAATGCGTCTCTAATTTCTCTCATTGAACGACCAATCTTTTGTTTTGGTGTCATTGATTCGTCATTTCTCCAATCGTGATAACGACCTTCATTTATATTATCAAGCATTGCAGTGCTTCTTTGGTGAGCGTCTAAAGTTCTATGAAGAGTAGTTATTTCTTTTTCAGCGTTTAAGAAAATTTCATAATACTTGTTAAAGTGTTTAGCTTTAAGTGTTTTATCACCCATATTATAAATCTTAATATAATCTTGTCTAAGTTTTTTTAGATTCTGTAATACTTTGTTAACCGCATCAACTTCTTTTTTAACAGTTTCTTTAACGAATTGTTTTTTACCTTTGTTAAAATTAACACCTTTTGGTTTTTTGTTAGATGCTTTTCTAATATTTGCCATATCGTCTAATGTTTTGATAAACTTTTTAGGGTCTTTTTCAAATGCGTTGTATATCTGATATGATTCTGCAAATCCAAATAATTCATCAAGAGATTCTTGTTGTGCTCTTGATAGTTTTGGAAATTGTGTAAAGTCTGCAAATGGTTGTGATTCATTTACTGGTTTGTATCCACCGGCAGTCGCTATCTTTTTTCTTTTCTTTTTATCTTTTTTTCTTTTACTTCTGAATGCGTAAGGTGTATCGTAGTAAATGCCAGTTCCCATTGGGTTTGCTGCACCTGCTGAAGCTGTTGTTGAAGCTTCATCAAGTTCTTTAACTACAAGATTTCTAATATACTCTTTTAGTTTAGCTATTACTTTGGCGCGTTTGGACATTTTTGATTTCCTTAATTAATTCATAGTATCTCATTAATGCAACCACGTGATTATCTTTCACGACTTTACCTTTTGTAGCTGAGTCTGTGTAGTCAATCGCTTCCGAAAGTTTAATTCTTGTAATCTTATCATTGACTTTTGGTAGTAGTTTAGTCAGAGCTTTTTTGATTTTTACTACTTCATTGTCAATAAATCCTTTTAATGAATTTGTATTAGATACATTGTTAATGTATTCTTTCAGTAAGTTTTTTTGACTTTCATTTAAAGATTTGTATTTTGAATTAAATTTATCAACTAATAATTGATAACTTAATAATCTTAAATCTTTCTTCTGTTCACCAAATTCCTCTACTAATGATGAATTAGTATTCTTTTTGGTAGAATTTTGAGTGATATGTTCAGTTATAGTGATGACTGAATCTGTTCTTTCGACTGGCCCAAAGTCTTCTTTACCTGTTTCAGTTCCAAATAACTTGTAAACTGATGCCATAATCTTAAAATTAGGTAAACGAGTATTGAAAAACTCTTTTATATCGTAATTTTCTTTAATGGTTTTGATTAAATTGTATTTTTCGTTATTTAATCTACGATTAGATAATTTTCTACGACTTTTCACGACCGCCTCGACTAATTGAGATGCGTGAGAGTCATTTTTGTATTTTTTTTCTAACAAAATTGAATATAATTCGTATTCTTTACCCATTTCAGTTTTTTTATTAAAGAATTCTTTAAAAATCTTAACTGATTTGGGGCTTTTTGTGTCATTTAGCACATCAACCGTTATTTGACGTGATAAAAGTTCGTAAAGAATAGCTGTATTCTTTATTTTGTTATGTTTAACATTTAAAGACATTTGAGCTCCAACTATAATATGTGTTTTTTACTAATAATAAATATAAAACTTTCAAGAAATCGGTATTAATCCTTGCCGTTTTCTTCTTTATATTCGTTATATTCTTTTTCTATTTCGTCTACTTTTTTGGTCTCTTTAAGTATAGTTTTTGACTTTTTACCCATTGATTTTTTTAATGCGTCAAAGTGTGCTAATGCAAGTGGTCTTCTATTTTTGGTCTGTTGCCCTAACGGGTCTCGTCCTCTTGCTCCACTATCTTTGCCATACTTATTCATTTCGGGCGGTCTTCCACCTTGTTCACCCTTTTCCCTTTCGTCTTCCTTCTCCTCATCATCAAATGGGTCAAATATAGAACCCGCTATGGTGTCAGGTGGTGTTTGGGTTTCATCTCCTCTAACTCCTACGGCTGCCATATCACTTGGTGTTCCAATAGCATCTCCTGTTTCCATTGGGTCATTACCTTCCATTTCAATCTGTGAGTGTCTGAACTTCTGTTTTTGGTCTTCAATGATTTTATTTTCAATTTCAACTTTTTCTTCTGATGAAAAATTAAAAATATTATTGTAAACCCAATCAGTAGGTAAAATTTTATCTTGTATCATATCACGAGCTAAGTTTACTTTCTGCCCAAACAACTCAATCTTTTCTTGTTCATACATTGTTGAAGGACTTGCTAACTCTAATTCAAAGTTTACTAAGTCTTCATCTGTATATCCTTGTGAATATAAGTGAACGATAGCTACTTTGGTTAGTTCTGATACTAAAATTCTTTGTATTCTTTCTATGGTTCTGGCAAATCTAACATCTTCTGCTGCGAGTGTTGCCTTACCACCGACATTTTCATCAAACCCTAAGAATGCTTTTGGAACTCTTAGTGATGCTAATAATTTGTTTTTCAAATATTCAATGTCTTCTGTTGAATCATAATCAATACCACCTAATTCTGATATCTCAGTTCCACTATCTCCACCTCGAACTGGCATAAAGAAATCTTCTGTTAGGTTTTGTATGTTGTATTTTAAATTATACTCACCTGAATTTTCATCAACAAATGGTGTTTTCTTCATTTTGTTGATAATTCTTTGCATATAATTGTCAACTTCTGCTGGTGGTATATTACCGATATCAATCTTGAATACTCGTTTAGAAGGCGCTCTCATTATTCTGTGAATTAACATTGCGTCTTCCATAAGTGTTAATTGTTTCCAAATCTTTCTTGTAGATTCAATCATAGATTTTCCGTAAGGTAAAAAATTACTATCACTAGCTAATCTAAAATGTGCGACTTGGAAGTTTTCAAATTCTATTTTTTGTTTTGATTTTGAAGTTTGGCCGAAATACGGGTGTGCCCCTTCGATACTTTCTAAGTAGAACTTAGTGTAATAAGGATTTTCAGGGTCTTCTCCCTCAGAACGAACTACTTCGTAGGCAGATAAAGGAACGACATTTGTAATTCCGTATTTATCACTAATGTCTAAGTAAAGATAAAAGTCCCCATACTTAACTAAGTTTCTAACCCAAGGCCATAAGTTAAATTCAATGTTCATAATATCATAGAACAAGTTATTCAAAATATCTTTTATATTATCATTGTCTGATTTAATTTTTATAACATCACCATACTCACCTTTCATTGTTGATTCATCTGAATAAATATCTAATGCAGATGAGATGATTGGGTCTGAGTCCATTGTTTCATAATCTTTAAACAGCGCTAATCTTGCCGCCATAACTTGATGAACAGTAGAATAACCTGTTCCTACTAAATCTAAGTTATTATGTAGTTTTGTGTATCTATCAACTAAATGTGATTTTACTTGTTTTTGCACTTGGTCTGTATCGGCAATCTTTAATTTTTTACCACCTACATTTCTTACGATAACATTTGTAGAAAATAATCTTCTCAATCTCCCAAATAATGTTGTATCAGCCATTTTTTACCTCACTTTTTATAAGAGCCACTCCAATGACTCTTTTTCTTTTCCTGTTTCCCAATCCCAGCTGTCATTTCTATTAGCATCGTCATTGGTATATACACCCTCAATATCTTGCATTCTACTGAGAGTTTTCTTTGTTAACTCAATTCCCTCGGTTCGTAGTCTTAATGCAGTATCACGAACCCAAAGTCCAATAGCAAAAGACATTACAAGGTCATCATTGTATCCTCGCATTGCTTCTGCTCTATTATTAATGTAGACGAAAGTCTGTAATTCGTCAATCAAACGATTTGAACGAACCACTACACTTTCCTCTCTAAAAAATTCTTCTAACTTACTAATAATTAGTGGTCTGGTCTTAGAAGTCGTTGAAAAACCAGCAACCATATTCCTTTCTTGTCTGTTAATTCTATTGTTCAATTGGTGTTGAACATCAACATATTGTAAGTCTTTACTTGTATAAAATAGATTAGGATAATCCCTATCTATTACTTGTTGGATTGTTGCCCAACCAATATTATTATTCTCTATAATAAGTATCGCATCATTATATTCTGTTGCTATGGAAACCAACATATTTCCAAAATCTTTAGTATTTATTCTACCTTTATACTCTGCTACTTGTGTCAAAGTTTCTAACTCAATCACGTGAAAAGCAGAATAGTCTGCTGAATCTCCACGACCAACATCTGCACACACAATATAATTCTTTGAATAGTTCGCTGGTTCCCAAACCCAACAATTATTATCAATACCTCTTTTTTCTAATGGGTCTTTACAATCTTTT